GCGTATTCAAGAATATCATTTATTTCTTGTTCTCTTACCCTTTCTAGTTCGTTATTTACATTAATATTCATTAATATCTCCTATCGTATTATTTATCTTTCCAAATCTCTAATACAAGTGTTTCACTACCCTTAATTAAACGATGATAAACACCTTCTTTAATTAGAAAAGGAATATCCTTTTCAATTGGTTTTGGAAGTTCATTATCCATCTGAATCATCCAATCTGTTTCTTCTGATGATACTACTATCCTGTCTTCTTTGTCGTAGTGCCATACGAGTTCTTCTTCCTGTGTAGTTGATTCAAAAACTCTAACCACATGAAAACCATCTCCACTCTCCTTATAAGGTTTATTCATTACCAAAAAAATCTTCCACCACCAGATAGTCCTAAACTATCTGCGTAATATGGTAGTCTACATGACCAGTATCTTGCGGTAGTTTTATCATTCGCAGTATCACAGTTATGTCTCGCTGCGAAGTTCTTTCTCGCCTCTGGGTCATCTAATTTAACTTTTAATCCTGTAGTATCTCCAAATGTAACCTTTTTAACTTTATCTCCATCTTTTACATATACATAAAATTTCTTTGGGCCACCTCTTTTTGGTACATTTAATTCAACATCATCATCTTCGAAAAGTGGTACATCTAAAGGTACTTCTTTTCCTTCGTATAGTTCAAACTCACCAATATCTGTTTTTAGTAAGTCTTCATCAAATACACTAATGTCTTTTAGTTCTTTATTATTATACCTAACTTTTAACTGTTTGTAAAATTCGTAATAACTTTCTGAATGCATTCTAAAGATTGATTCTGATAATGGAACATGACACTCTAGATGATAGTCAATCGCTTCCTCTATGATGTTTTGTGGATTTGGTTCGATTGTTTCACCAAGTGTTTCTTTCATACCTTTATATTTTTTCCAAAGGTCTGCGTCTGCGGTAGTTCTAGTCTTACCACCAACGATAAAACTATTTACTCTTGCGTATCCCCATTGTTGTGGAGTAGTGCCTGGTCTATGTCCTGTTCTCCATGCGGCCATTCCTCTGTCATAAACTTTTTTAAGTATACTGTATGGAATACCAGATTTATCAGATTTTTTTACAAGTCCTTCTAATTTTTCTACAAGTTTAAATGATTCGTATTTCGCAGATTTTCTTTTTGTTCCATCTGCTCTTGGTATTAATCCTTTCGCCTTAAGATGTGCGATATCTGTAAAACCAGCCTTTCCATCTTTATATCTTTTCATTGCGTCTTGAGTATCTGGTGCGTTTTCTTTTTGCATTTCCTTAGTCTTTTCTTTCATCTTATCGATATACTTACGATAGATTGACGCTTCTTCTTTCTTACCTGCGACTTTGGCTCTTTGTTCCATCGCGACTGCCGCCTGTATTTTATGTGCGTGTGTTTTACTAGAGTTCTCTATTTTTTTAATAGACGCCTTTGCGGTTTCAACATCTTTAAAACCAAGTCCTTTAATAGTTCCTACTGGGTTTTCATCTGTATATAAGTCTGAATGACTTGGACTGTTTTGATGTTGTCCTTTTTTTCTTGGTATTCTTGGATTATCTTTTTCACCAAACATTTGTTTAAACTTTTTAGTATACTTTGATGGTTTGGTATCTGCACTTTTATCGCCAGGCGCTGGTTTATATGCGCTTGGGTCATCATCATCTTTCTTCGCACCTTTTTCGAAATGTCTTGCTCTCGCCTGTTTGGTTGACTTCGCCATTTCATCACCATCTGCGTCTTTTCCATAATATTTCGCAGGTTGTGTACCTGGTCTTTTTTTAATGTCTGGGTCTTGTTTAACTTTTTGTTCTTGTAAATCTTTTAACCAAACCTTTTCGTAATCTCCAGATTCAGTTACAATAGTAACATAATTAGTTCCTCTTCTAACTATTTCACCATTATCTGTCATATCTCCAATATTACAAATAAGTCCAGTTAAATATGCGTCTCTAAATAGTTCGTAATCATTCATTTCACCTAAATCTTTTTCATCACGAATATTCATATACTTTCGTACATCTTTGAATAATTTTTCTGTGTCTTTAAATCCTATTGGTAATCCTTTTTTAAATAATTGAATATCACCCTCTGCTGCTGCCGCTCTCATTTTTGAGGCTGACATTCCAGTTACACCTTCTGCGTCTGGGTCTCTTTCTCCCGCAGATACTACATCGATTTTATCAAACTTATAGAAACCATGTCTTTTTCCTTCGACACCATTATATGTTTGTAATAATTTTTTAAACTCAGCGATTCTATCTGAACCTGCGACCATAATAAGATTCTTATAACCTTTCTCATAAAGTTTAACTGCGATGTTTATTGCGGTTACCGCACTCTTATCAGCGATAATCTTTCTGGCATGTTTTGGAAACATCTTTCTCATGTATGCGATTTTTAAAGAATGTGGTAGTGGGTCTTTACTTGGTTTTTGTGTGAACGATGGATAAATGAAATAATCACTTGTTCCAGCGACACTCGCAACCTTATTAATAAGTTTCTCGTGACCAGTTGTTGGTGGGTTGAAACGACCAAACGCAAATACAACTGTATCTTTTTGTTCTTTTAAAATAACTGAAAAACTTTTCATATTCATAATTAATCCTTTTTAGTCTGTCTTAACTTTCTGACTCTTTCCACTTCTTTTTTTCTTAATTGTCGTTCAATCTTTTTTGCAATCTTTGGTATCGCAGAACCTTTCTTACTTAATATCTGTTGGTCTATTCTCATCTTTTGTGCGATAGGTAGACTCTTATAATCTACATTACCCATAAATTTCTTTATCAAAAAGAGTTTTGCTGCTTTCATCGCTCTCTTTTTAAGTTTATCACCAGTCGCGACTCTACGAAGAGATAACTGTCTTTTTCTCTTAAATGACGCTGACTTTGCGAGTCTTTTCATTCTTCTCGCGAGAGCTCTTCTCTGAGTAATATTCATTACCTTTCTTTCTTCTAGGTCATCTTCTATAATTTTAACAAGTTCTCTAAACGATTTCATTTCGTTGTTTCCTTCTGTACTCTCTCATGTAGAGTGCGTGTTTACTTACTTCATTATCTGGTTTAAATAATCCTTTATTACCAGGCGCCTTACCTATATGTGCTTGACTCAATGCCTCACGATGTTCTTTTGAACGAGGTGGTTTAGGTTTTCTCATTTTCTCCTTAGTTTCTTCACTAAGTTTCCAAGTTCTTCCTAATTGGTTAGCCTCTCCACCTTCAGTCATATTATAACCATTATTGATTGCGTCATATTTTTCTATAAACTCTTGTTCTCTTTCTAATGCGTCCTGTCCTTCATAGAGTGTTTCTAAGATAAAGTTTTCTTTCCCGTATTTTCTCATCGCAGAGTATAACCTAGATTTTCTATTTTGGTTAAATGCGTTGGCACAATGTGCGTAATATCTCTCTTTTGGAGTTCTACTTGTGAACCCAATATAAACTTTATTATTCTGTATGTTCTCTATCTTATATACAAACATTTCCTACATCCACTGTTTTACAGCCGTAAAGTTGTTATAACTAAATTCTAATCTATCAACTAATTTAACTGCGTTTCCTTCTATCCTATCTATGGCAACATACCCTTCGGGGTTCACGACTTTAAAACCTTTATCAGTTTTTATAAAGGTGTCCGTTAACTGTTTAATACTATTTAGTTTTCTTAAAATAAACAGTTTAGCATTGATTAAATAATTTCTAAAAATAAAAATTTGTTCTACATTTTTTGTATGTTTTTTAAGTTCTCTTAAATATTCATCTCTAAAAACAGTTTTCTTTTGTTTACCTGCGGGTGACTTCATTTTTTGTATTTGTTTATCCATGTATGATTTAAAAAAATTATTATAGTCCATACTCGCCTTTCTTGGATTGTTTATCCTTGAACCCTCTCTGATAAATGAGTTTATAAAAGTTTTTAAAGATGAACCTAATGGTATACTCTCTTGTAATCTCATAAAACTGTTTAACAGAGGAACATTAATCTTTTGAAAGGTTTTACCCGCTTCTGATAGTTGTTTTGTGATTTCCTGTGTTTCCTTTTCAGTAAATGTTGACCTACCCGATGTATCTTTATATGTTGCGTCATCCATCCATATACTTGATGGTTTCTTTAGTTTAGATATATCTACACCAAAAGACGCCTTCATCTCTGGTAAACTTTTACCCGTATATGTTGTATGCCAAACTACTCCGATGTTCGCACGATTAATAGTTCTACCTAAATCAGATTCGGGTGGAGTTGCGTAAACAATTGTGTTTGGTTGAAAAGTTAAAAAGTTTTGACCATCTATCTTTTCTTTTTTAATATCACTTTTAGTGAACATTAAGTCACCTTGTATAACACCTTTGATTCCTAACTTTTGAAATTCTTCAAATGCAACTCTAAACTTTGTTGCGAGGTCACCAGATAATTCTGAATCAATGTCTTTTATACTTTTAAACAATTGTGGTTTAATATTAAATGCGCCTTTCTTGGCGACAAAAAATTGATTATCACTTGGGTCAATACCTGCGAATATCGCTGGAGCTCCATCCCACTTTACAGTAAGATTAACAGAAGTACGACTTGAACCAGATAACATATCACGAAGTGAACGAAGAAAGTTTATCGCCCCTCGACCACCACCTACACCGAAGTTGATAATCTCATCTTCGAGATGTTCTAAGTGTAAATTCTTTCCTTGTTTATCTTCTAATAAAAACATTATTGTTCTAACTTAATCCCTGGCGTTGTTATATAAAGTGATTTACCTTGCCAACCACCTGCAGTTCTTGTTCTTGTGGTCAAAGGAATTGTTACTCTATAATTACCTATCTTGTATTCTAGTTTTATCATAAAAGATTGTTGTCCAATCTTATATTCAAACTTTATACCTCTAATATTTGTTGGTTTATCATTAAATAAAAATTCTTTCATATCCTCATCACTTGATACATCTTTGATTGTAGAACCACTTTCACTACCTACTAATAACTTATAAGGACATGGAGTTGATTTTACATCATCAAATGTATAAAATGCGATTGTATTTAAAAAGTAAACTAAATTTTTTGGTGTCTTTAAATGATTACCTAGTTTTTGTATTAATTCGTTTCTATAATTATAATAAAAATCTTTTGAGAAAAATTCTAGTCTATCTTTTTTAAACTCTCTTGCGATATTTGCGAACACAGCCCTTGATGCACTTTCTGATGGTTTCTCATTTTTAATATTAACTTTCTTTAGTGCGGCCTGTGCATTCTTGGCACCTGTAGGTACTTTCTTTGAAGCATTTTCCCATGCGTCATCCATAACTTTTACTATCGCATTTTGTTGAACTTTGTTTCCAAGTTTTCCAAAAAATGCAAAGAGGTTGGTATTTATTTTTGGTGTTACATCTTTACCTGCCGCAATCTTATTTGAATAACCCACAAAGTTTTCATTATCAATCTGTATGATTACATCAGATGGATTTTTACTACCTATTCCTGCAGGTTTACCTCTTGGTGTCCAGTATAGTTTTTTCCAGTTTCCTAAATCTTTTTTTACTGCACGTGAGTTTTGATAACCAATATTAATATCTCTTTCTGCTGTTTCATCTCTATCTAATAGTTCTCTAAGAGTATCATAGTTCACTTCAACTTCTTCACCAGTAAAAACTTTAGTTCCACCAGTCATACCACCTATGTCTGACATAAATTGTTTAGCATCTTTAAACTTTGGGTGTGCGAGAAAGTATACTGTAAGAAACTCATTTACATTTGATGATGCAGTAGAATCTTTTCTCTGTTTCATCCCTCTATGTGACAACACATATTTTTTAGGTACTGTTATATACAGTCTAGTTTCTTCTTCTTTTTTATCTTTTAATAATACTATCTGAAAATGAAACTTTCCACCAAAATTGTTTATTAGTGTACCAGAACCTTTATCAACATTTTTAAATAAGATTTCATCCCAATCTAAATCTTTACCTTGAATCAGTTCATCAACTGTATCAACTACATCTTTGTGCATTGTATAGTAAGGATTAAAGACTCCTCTTTGTTGATAGTCGGGAGAGATTGTAAGTTCTCGTAGATTTGTAGATTTTAATTGGTTCAGTGCGTTTTTTACACTAATCATCAATTTCTCCATTCAAAATATAGTATTATCAAGTTTTACTAATATTTATAACAACTAAACTTTGAAATCTTCATATTTACCATGTGTTATTGTAGGTTTGAAAGAATTATCCGATACTGTTTCATTATCAACTAAATCTGTCTGTGCGACCTGTTCTACATCATAGAGTTTCATTTTCGCTCTATCAATACCAACTACAAATCTTTTATTGGTTGTAGGGTCATTGTATCTATTTTTTAATTGTTTTACAAGTATTTGATTTAATCCTTCTAATTCTTCTGTTGATATCAATGCGAACATCAAATCAGCAGTCGCTGGTAGTCCAAAACTCTCTGAAGTATCCGTAAGGTCTATATCCGTATTTGAGAATCCACCTCTTGTTGTTTGTGTGGCGGTCACTATTGGAATATTCATCTCAACTGCGAATCCACGAAGTTCTTCTGCGATAGCCTTTACATAACTGTAAGAGTTTATATTAGAGGCGTTTTTAAATCTTGATGTAGTACAGATGTTTAGATAATCAATAAAAATTATATCTGGTTTAAAACTTTTCTTTAGTGCGAGTTCTTTTGTTAGCGCACGAAAGTGACCAACATGAGCAGATGCGGTTGGATATTCTTTAATAACTAATTGTCCATTAGTCTTTTCAGATATTCTTTTAATTCTATCTTTGTACATTAGTTCTGGTAAGTCATGTAAATCTTCCATAGAAACACTCATCATGTTTGCGTCTATTCTTTCTGCGATTCTTTCCTCTGCCATTTCTAATGTGATGTATAATACATTTTTATGTTGTAGTAAACAATTCGCAGACATATGACACATGAATAATGATTTACCAACACCTGTTCCCGCAAGTGCGACATTTAAAGTTTTAGGTGGTAATCCACCTTTTGTAATTTTATTAAAAAATTCTAAATCAAAAGGTATTCTTTTTTCGATACGATTATAAAATTCAAATCTTGATTCTGCGTCACCAATATAATCATGACCTATCGCATTATCAAAACTAACTGCGAGTGCGTCAGTTAAAATAGATGGAATAGAATCTGGTGTTCTTTTATCATTATCTTTTCCATCGATAATACCAATACCCTCAACTATGGCATTATATATCGCCTTATCTTTACAAAACTTTTCTGTAGTGTCACACAACCAATCATAATTATCATTATTGGTATCACTACTACTATCAGTATTAATATTATCGAGAGTTTCAGTAGTTTTTCTAAAATCTTCTTCATTCAATGACTTCCTGTTTTGTAATTCTATTTGTAAAGTTTCAATAGTAGGTAATTTGTTATACTTGTCCACAAACTTATTAATCTCATCAAAGACAATCTTTTCATGTCTATCTGTAAAGTAATCTTCTTTTAAAAAAGGTAAAACTTTTCGAGTATAATCTTCATTACTAACTAAGTTCTTTAATAT